CATCTGTTAAATCAGGTGGTGATGGTATTGTTATTATTAGATATGAGATGTAAAGGAAAACAATATGGCATACTATGCAAAAGTAGTTAATCAAAAAGTTGTTAATGTTATTAAAGCAGATGCTGATTTTTTTGATACATTTGTAGACGATTCTCCAGGTGATTGGATTGAAGCTTTTACTGATGCTGGCAGTGATTCTACAAAAAAATATAATTTTTGTGGTGTTGGAGATAATTATGATGCAACGGCCGATGCATTTTATTCAGCAAAGCCATACCCAAGCTGGACATTAAATACTACAACTTATACATGGGAAGCACCTGTTGTAACACCATCAGAACCTAGCTGGTGGGATGAAGAAAACAATCAATGGGTTTTAATGTAGTCAAATTCCTAATTCTTAAAACGTATAAATAGTATCGAACAGTTAATTTATGGGATACTATTATGGCAAATCCAACCACAAGAGCTGAACTAATTACACATTGCCTTCGTAGGCTTGGTGAGCCCGTGCTTGAAGTTAACGTTGATGAAGATCAAATTGAAGATCGAGTTGACGAGGCTTTACAGTTTTACCAAGAGTATCATTCAGATGCTATTGTAAAAAACTATTATAAGTATGCCATCACTGCAGCTGATGTAACAAATGAGTATATTACTCTGCCTTCCACAATTACAACAGTACAAAGAATTTTTCCAATTGATAGTTCTGCATCAAGCAATAACATGTTTAGTGCACGATATCAGTTGAGGCTTAATGACATTTATGATCTAGGTTTTATTGGATCACTTGCTCATTACGAACAGACACAACAGTACCTATCAATGCTTGATATGAAGTTGAATGGTGCAGAACAAGTAAGATTTAATCGAAACTCAAATAGACTTTATATTGATGTGGATTGGTCTGCTGATTTACCAGTAGGCAAGTTTATTGTAGTAGACTGTATGTCTGTTATAGATCCAAATGCACATGTAGAAGTATATAATGATCTGTTTCTTAAAAGATACACAACAGCTCTTATCAAAAGACAATGGGGTCAAAACCTATCTAAGTTTGAAGGTATGCAATTGCCTGGTGGAGTTCAGATAAACGGCCGGCAATATTTAGAAGAAGCAAATGCGGAGATTGATAAAATCGAAGAAGAGATGCAGTTAAAATATGAAGCAATGCCAGAATTCTATGTAGGATAACAACATGGCAACAAATGTATATTTCAGCCCTAAAGTAAAAACTGAACAAAACTTATATGAAGATATAGTCATAGAATCTTTAAAGATGTATGGCCAAGATGTTCATTATATTCCACGTCAGTTAATTACTCGAGATGAACTTTTGAATGAAGACTATTCTAAGTTTACTGATGCTTATACAATAGAAATGTATATTGAAACATCCGAAGGCTTTGCTGGTGAAGGTGATCTACTTGGCAAGTTTGGAGTTGAAATTCGAGATCAAGCTACGTTTGTAGTGGCTAAGAAACGTTGGGAAAACTTAGTAGGGTTTTACAATAACTCACTTAATGATCAAAGACCAAGTGAAGGTGATTTGATATACTTACCACTTTCTAGATCTTTGTTTGAGATACGATTTGTAGAACACGAGCAACCGTTTTATCAATTAAATAATTTACCAACATATAAGTTGGAATGTGAGTTATTTGAATACTCTAATGAAGAGCTTGAAACTGGTATCCGTGAAGTTGATGAGCTACAAGAACGTTACTCATATCAACAAGTATTTACAGTCAATAATGGATCGGGTCATTTTGCACCAGGTGAAATCGTTAAGCAAGATACCGGCGAAGTTGATGCCCTTGGAGCTATTATTTACGTAACAGCCGAAGTTGTAGAGTTTACTCAAACAGCTGGAATTGGTAATCTTACATTAATTAATGAAATAGGTAGTGATGGAACAGCACGGAAGTTCAAAGTAGATGCAGTAAAAACTATAGTAGGTGCTGATTCTTCAGCTGCATGGTATATACAAATTGATGCTGTTGAACTAGATATGGCTGGTGATCCATTCGCGCAAAACCAAGATTTTGAAACTAGTGGTGATACAATCATTGACTTCTCAGAATCTAATCCATTCGGAGAAATTACATAATGTTTGGAACATACTTCTATCATGCAGCTATACGTCGAACAATATCAGTATTTGGTACTATTTTTAATAATATTGAAATACGTAAAGATGATGCAGCTGGCAAAATACTGCAAACAATAAAAGTACCATTGGCTTATGGACCTAGGTCTAAGTTTTTAGCAAGAGTACAAGATCAACCTAATCTAAATGATTCAAGGTTAGCTATTAAGTTACCAAGAATGTCTTTTGAAATCACTTCAATGACATATGATACTACGCAAACAGTCAATAAAACAAATGAAATTAGAGTTGGATCTATTACAAATAACACTCGTAACTCAGTAAGAACACCTACTCCATATCGACTTGGTATTCAATTAAACATTATGACAAAAAATCAAGATGAAGCTTTACAGATTCTTGAGCAGATTCTACCAACGTTTAAACCAGACTATACAGTAACTATCAATGAAGTTCCTCAAATTGGTATCAAATCAGATATTCCAATTGTATTAACTGGTGTAACAATGAACGATGATTATGAAGGAGACTTTGTAACTAGGCGTGCTATTATCTACTCACTTGAGTTTGAAACACGAGTTAATTTTTATGAAGCCGTACAGAATAAGAAAACAATACGTAAGGTGACTAATGACTTCTTTGATTTTGATGCTCAGAATAATAACTTATTAGAACGTCAAACAGTTACTACCAATCCTACGAGTGCTAACGTAACTGATACTTACACTTATGATGTTCTATATCCATTCCCTGCTGTAGCTGAAAATATTAGGACTGTTATAAATAATAATATAGGAGATTATATTGTAGGTGAAACTGTAACAGGAGCTATTTCAGGATCAACTGGAGTAGTAAAATCATGGGATAATGGTGGTAATATATTGGTGGTAGAACTACCATCAGCGTATTTTTCAATTGGTGAAAACTTGGTTGGAACAAATTCTGGAGCAACCGGAAGCGTACAATCAGCAACGAATGTGTATATATAATGTCTAAAGATATTAAAGATGATTATGAATTTGCTAGATCACAATTTTATAATTTATCTGAAAAAGGTAATGAAGCAATTGACTTAATGATGGACTTAGCACGTGAATCAGAGCATCCACGGGCATTTGAAGTCCTATCAACTGCAATTAAGCAAAATGCTGAAGTTGCAGATAAGTTAATGAAATTACACAAAGAACGTAAAGATGTGGAAACATCTACTGCAGCTCTTCCAAATAGTATGACACAGAATAATCTTTATGTAGGATCAGCTACTGATTTACAAAAGATGCTTATTCAAAAAGCGAAAGATAAAGAGACAGTAATTGAATCAGATACGAATAAAGAATAACGAACTCGGATACTTAGGTAACCCTAATATCAAAAGAGACGGTGTTGAACAGGGTTGGGCTGCTGAAGAAATACGTGAGTATGCTTTATGCATGAAAGATCCTGTATACTTTGCAAAAAAGTATCTTAAAGTTATATCTCTTGATCAAGGCTTAGTTGATTTTAATCTTTACGATTATCAAGAAAAAATGTTTCGTCATTTTAATGATAACCGTTTTTCTATTGTATTAGCTTGTCGTCAATCAGGTAAATCAATATCATCTGTTGGATACCTTGTATGGTATGCAATCTTTCACCCAGAAAAAACTATTGCCGTCTTAGCTAACAAAGGTGCAACTGCACGAGAAATGTTGGCCAGAGTCACGCTTATGTTAGAGAATATTCCATTCTTTCTTCAGCCGGGTTGTAAAGCTGTAAATAAAGGATCCCTTGAGTTTAGTAACAATTCTAGAATTATTGCAGCTGCAACGAGTGGTAGTTCCATTCGTGGTTTATCTGTTAACTTATTGTTTCTTGATGAGTTTGCATTTGTTGAAAATGCTACTGAATTCTATACATCAACATACCCAGTGGTTTCGGCTGGTAAAGATACAAAGGTGATTATTACATCAACTGCAAATGGACTAGGTAATATCTACCATAAGTTATGGGAAGGTGCTGTTCAGCAAACGAATGAGTTTAAGCCATTTAGGATTGACTGGTGGGATGTGCCAGGACGTGATGATGAATGGAAAAGACAAACAGTATCTAACACTTCTGAATTACAGTTTGATCAGGAGTTTGGTAATAACTTCCATGGAACAGGCAATACACTAGTATCTGGTAATAAGCTTTTAGAGATGAAAGCTAAAGCTCCTATTTACACCCAAGATCAAACATTAAAAGTATATGAAAGACCTGAAAAGTCTAAAGAATACATGATGTTTGTAGATGTTGCAAAGGGAAGAGGCCAAGACTATTCTACTTTTAATTTAATCGATATCAGTGCCAAACCATTTAAACAGGTTGCTGTCTATCGCGACAATACTATCTCGCCTCTGCTCTTCCCTGATATTATATATAAGTATGCAAAAACCTACAATGAAGCTTACGTTGTTATTGAGTCAAATGATCAAGGCGCAGTAGTATGTAATGGTCTATACTACGAATTAGAATATGAAAATGTATTTGTAGAATCAATGGTAAAGAAAAATGCTGTTGGTGTAGAAATGACTCGTAAGGTTAAAAGAATTGGTTGTTCTAATATTAAAGATCTTGTTGAAAGAGATAAGATTGAAA